AGACGTTCGGCGCTTAGGTTCTTAAGTTCCCCCAGCGGTACGGACTCCGACTTTGCACCCTGTATAACCTTTTCGATCCCAAAGGGGCCGTTCTCAGCTTCCCAGCGAGTGACGAATTCTTTCGCGTTGTACGGGTCGAATCCCAAAGCACGTACATCGTATTCTGACTCCTCTATGAAAGCATCAAGGTCGTCATATACCTCCATCATGTCGAGAACGGTCCCCTCCAACACGTGAAGACTGCCCTCGTTGATGAATTCGTCGTACTTCTGTCTCATGGAGCCTGGAAGCTTCATGAGCGTCAGCGAAGTGATGTAGCTTCGCGTCTTGACTCCGAAACCTTCACGCAGTGGGAATAAGAACGTGAAAGCACAGAAGTCATCGCCTTGAGAAAGGTCGGCCCCAAGAGCACACGGCATTCTCCAGAATTCTCTCTTCCTATGGGGAAGAGTTTCATCATATGTGAAGAAGTACGTGTATCCTTCCATCGGAATCCCGAATCGCTTGGCCAGAATATCGTTTCTGGAGGCTGGAGCCTTCTCTGCTCGCTCGACGTCCAGCTGATAGGTTTCATAGCTGACAGTCTTACCGAGATTGGGATTGGCCTTGAGCCATGTTTCAGGATTGGCCACTTCTTCGATCTCATCGAGTCTGTAATGCCAGATGGATACGTGAGGAGCTTGGTAATCACCCTTCAGAATCTCGGCGAGTTCGAGTTTGATATCATCACCGCTGCCATTACGGACAGTCCCCTCGGAACTAATAGCAACGATGAGATAATCGTCGTGTTTCGACGCACCCTGTTCGATCGCTCCGACGACGTCTTCGCGGATATCACCAGATAGCCATTCGTCAATCGTACTGATCTTAGGCCGAAGACCCTGAAGCTTGTTAATCGCCATCGGGCGTACTTCAAGAAGGGAACCGGTGAGGAAATTTTCAACCCCCTTCTTTGTAGAAGCCAGCTTAACGCGATTGGCTCTCGATCCCGTTGTGTTTTGCAGTGATCCTTCTGTCAAAAATTTAAACAGAGGACCTCGACTTCTCGTGATGGCAGTACGAAAAGGCGACATGACTTCGTCGGCCTGCTTCATGGTAGGAGCAGTCGTGATCTGATGCGTGGTAGACGTATCCACATTCAGAAAGTAACTCTGAATGCATTCGGCGTACATCGATTTGGCAGCACCTCGCGCAACGATGAGATACTGCTTCTTAATAAGCCGCTTTTTAATCGTCTTATTGATGAATGTTCCACCACGACCGTTTTCGTTCGGCTGATACACGCTTCTTTCGATGAAGTAGTACCATCCGAAAATCTGTTCCGCCCAAAGTTTGAACGAGGAGAGCAGATGCAGATCACTTCCATCGGTCAAAGTCAATTCATTCTCACAATAGAGAATGAACCCTTCGATCGCCTTGTCATCGTAGTAGATATTGGGATTCGCGATGAGCGCATCGATACGGTTCATCTCCAGTGAGATCTCGCGATTGACGGGGATTTCTCCTCGAATCACTGCATCTCTGAATTGTCCGTAGTAGATAGGGGTCGCCGTGTTAGACAAGCTCATCGCGATCCTCCTCTACTCGGACTTCGTGACCTTGTAGACCTTGTAAGCAGTCTTACCGGTTTTCTGAGTCTTGTAGGCGGTCTTAGCGGCTTTCCCGATAGGACTGTTCAGCACGTTGTGGATGTCATTCAAAGTTCTTGCAGTTGAAAGAACTTTCTTGACGTGACTATGCCCCTTGTCGAACTTTGACGGTTTCTGATTGGTCAGATTTCGATGCTGCTGTTCGAGATTCATTCGAGTGATGAGCTGTTGAAGTTCTTCATTCGAAAGGGCCTTCGTGCCGTGGGCCTTGATTGTGCTTTTGTGTTCTTCCGCCTTGGTGTGATCACCGGAAACAGGGCTTGAGGGCTTGGGCGAATCTCCACCAGAAGAGCGAGACTTCCGTTGCCCCCACTTCATACCCTTGATTCCATGATGAGCTAGAACATCTCGCACCAGGTCGGTGGCGGAATCGGTGCCGGTGGATTCGGATCGGTCCACCCTGTTTCCTCCCTCTTATAACTAATGCGACATTCCAACTCTTCGATGAGCTTGAGCGTCGCGTCGATTGCGTACGAAGTCGTTGGCGGATCGAACATCATCTTCACCCGAAGGCCCATATACGTCTTGACGAGATTCATGTTGCGATCTGCGTCAACAGCGCCGTAGGCATCCCACAAGACCGTATTGTTTCCGATCGAGAACCCGGCAGTCGGGCCGACGCCGAGCCCGTTGAGGATTGAAAACACGGTATTGATATGGAGGATGATCGTCCCATCGAACGCCGTGTAGCTGGGATCCAGATTGAGGGTCTTCTTGACATCGTCAAGAATGCTGTTAGACATATGGGATGCCTCCTTTCAGATGATCAGGCGACGACGTGGAATCCGTGCTTGTTTCCGAGCTTCGTCAGGGAAGTCATGCCCGGGATGCCGTCGGCGTCCGAACCGGTGTAGCCCAGCCGCTCCTGCCAGTGCTTGTAGGCAGTGATCGTCATGGAACCGAAGGCTCCGCGACCCCAACTCGTGTCGGAATCGTGAAGCAAACCCTCTGCGACGAGAGCCCTCTGAACCGGGGTGACGTTGGCGGAGTTGGTCGTCTGACCCTGTGGCTTCGCCGGGTCCTCATGAGCACACATCTGCACGAGATGTAGAGACACAGTCGGCACAGAAGCCGGAGGCGGCGGAGGAGCTGGGTGGCCGACGAAGGCGTCGTACTGCTTCTGGATCTCGCCGAGGATCGTGTTCCAGTTGTTCATGACCCACGGACCCGGGCAGTCGGTGGACACCCAGTGTCGATGCGGGAAGACGTTGGATGCGTCAGGCCGAGCGTGGATGACGTTGGCGAAGAGCCACGCCGCCAGACGAGCCGCGTTGAGCCATGTGGCCGGGGCGATCACGAAGGCGGAGTTCGAGTCGGCCATCTCAATGGAAATCGTCGAGACGTTGCCGTCCCAGTCCCCAACACCCCAGGCGATCTCATCGACCTTGACGTACTGTGCGATGGCGCCGCTCACGTCGACGTCGAAATGAGCAGAAGCCGGTCGAGTCTTCCAGGTTTCGAGGACGGCCTCATGCGAATTGGCCACTCCGTCGTTGTGATGAAGCGTGACCGAAGTCTTGCGGGAGGCGGTGTGCGTCACATGGCCGGTGGCACTCAAGCCTGCGATCAGATCCTTGACCGGCTGATCGTAATTGATGGTCGTCAAAGCGCTTTCCTTTCTGTTACCACAACTTGGTGTCGCCAGGCTTTCGTTCGACGAAGGGCTTCGGTAGAAGATCGAAACTGCCGTAGTGAATCGCGTTGTGTGTTAGGTGAGTGACTGTCACCAAGAACTCTGGATCTAGAATTCTTGGATCTCCGTTCACTAGGTCATCGACGGTCATGGGATTCAGATGGTGTATGTACACGCGATCGTGAATATCATGACCGTCGACGCCAAGATCACATCCGCTGTCTCGCGCGATGATGTGATTGCGAACTCGTCGCCATTCAGACGACGTGTAGAAACGTTGGTTCAAGTAACGGTCGAAGCCGAAGGTCGATCGCCCCACGTCTCCATGGAGAACGAGGTAGTTGAATCTCTCTTCGAGCGTTTCTAACCTACGAAGATCAGAATATGTCCTAATCATCGTAGGGGTCGTCTCGGTTGGCGGGTTCCTGTCCAGAGTAGAGCCGCATCGCGTCGAGTGCGCTCCGGTACAACTCCTCCACTCTCTTCTGAGATTCTAAGGCTTCAATTTTCGTCTCGGTAAGTTGGTTCTCGTACGCGATTCGCTGTTGCTCAAGCTTCTCTCTTGAGGAACCGAGCTTCAGAAAATGCGTAACCTCCTGAGAGGTGGCCGTTCCTTCAAGTATCCGCTTCTCCACGAGATCGAAAGCGGCTGCGATCAGTTGGCTTTCTCGTCCCTCAGGAGTTGTGGCGGGTCGAAGAGGTCTGGATTTAGGTCCCCCAGAATTTCTCGGCAAGATCACAACTCCTTTCTACTGGATTCGAGCCAGATGGGGAGGAGTTTCAGGGAGGGGAAGATCAGAAAGTTCCCCCAAAAAGTCCCTCCGGGGGTATTTTTAAG